AAACGACCGGTTACAGTTCCCCCGTCGTCCGACCGGATCTGGTTGATGTCACTATGGATTCTACCATTGTGTGCGTGCTTTAAAATTGTATCAATAAAAGTTGAACTAGCTTTATTAATTTCTCTTGCTTCATTAATTAATTTTGGTAGCTCGTGCGGGTGTGTTGCTAAAAAGTTTTTAGTAAAGCTTGGTGCACCTTTATCAGTACGATCATAAGGCATTTTTAATTTATCAAATGCTTTAGCAATACTAGTAGCTGCATATATCTCTATGGGAAAACCTGATAACTTTTCTATTTTTTGGTGAATTATTTTTTCCTGTTTATTTAAATCTTTTTTTAAAATTTCCGCTTGATTCAAATCAACCCTAACTCCCTTAAATTTCATATCAACTAAACACGGGAATAAGTTTGTCTCTAAATTAAATATGTCCCATAAATCTTGCTGTGTTAGTTCGTGTTTCATTGCGTGCCATAATTTTAGTGTCACTTCTGCATCGCGTTCAGCATACTCACCTACCAACGGTGCGGGTAATCGCCACATCTCTGCTTTAGGGTTGACACCCCAAGCTTTGGCCGCCTCTGCTAAAGTCTTTTCATTCTTACCCATACCTACATATTGTTTAGACATAGAATCAAGAGTAAAACTCCAACGGTTTTCATCGACCAGCGATGATGCAATCATTGTGTCAATAATGCCACCACGGATTTGAAAACCAAGTGATCTAATCCAGGAAACATCATACATCGCATTGTGAAATATTTTTGTAGCGTCGGTATGTAAAACTTCTTCGAACCAATCTAAAACTAATGCTCGATCCATATTGCCGCCAGCTTCGTGTGCTATCGGAAAATAACCGGACCAACCTTCAACCGCTACTGCAATACCAACGATCTCACCGTCACCACGTATCGCACCTGAACCCATAGTCATAAGGTTTGGATCTCTGGTTTCTAAGTCAATCGCTATCTCTGAATACTCTTTTAAGTCTGGTAAATTTAATGGTGGTACCCATTCGGTTTCCGGACTAAACATTGGCATTTGTAGTGGTTTATTCATATTGTGCTTTCAGTTTATTCAAGAACCAGATTGCTTTGTCTAGGTCCTCGATAGGTTTGCCTTTGTGTTCGTGCCGCCATATATATTTGACCGCACTACCTTGTAAATAATATTTAAAACCATCACCTTGCATAGAAGCAATGGCATCGATGCATTGTATTTGTCCTTGGTTGTAATGTGATGGATAATCAACTGCATCAAATTTTTTTAAATCACCTTCTTCCAGTTTAATTTCTCTGTTTTCAACAGTAAATCCTGGTATGCCAAATTTATTTTTCATAATGGGTACGCCCTTTCGTAGTTTTTTGGTTCTAAAATATGTAATGCTTTCTTTGCACGAGTAACGGCTACATAAAACAACCGGTGCAAGTCGTCTGGATCAATATCATTAGCATCGACAGCAGACTTAGTAATATCAGGCAGTAGTAAAACATTATCAGCTTCGCCTCCTTTGGCGCCGTGTATTGTAGACATAATAATTCTTGGTGCCTTAATTATATTTTCACCTCGAGCTAACATATTTCTAATATAGTTTTCTGTATTAGAACCAAGCCCTTCAAAAGAACTATGCCAAACTTCTTTAGTTTGTAATCCGTGTTCCGCGATGCATTCTTCAATACCATAGTGTAAGTCTGCATCAAAAGTTTTTGCAGTACGATAACCCCGTGTCACGTTATCACCAAGATAAGAATATATATTTTTTATTTGTATAACACTTAGTCTTTCACCTTTAATCCATTGACCCCAGTTACGTATCGCTGTAAGTAAATTTAAAGACACTGAATATTTACCACGGTGTGAATAATACCAACCCTGCAGTTCACATAATTCTTTTATGTCATCGAGAAAATAATTTGCTGATGCTAATACTAACCACTCACCTTGTGACATATCTACTTGAGTAATGTCAGCGTAACGATGTAGCTTTCCAATTTCTGGTCTTGGTTTATAATTTTTATCATATCTATTTTGTACGCGATCAATAATACTTTGTGATAGTTCGTGTATTGGTCCACCAGGAATACGATACGATTGATCTAAAACTTTAATATCGTCAACATCTTCACGGAGGGCAATGAAATGATCAACATCGGCGCCCGCCCACTTAAAGATTGCTTGATCGTCATCTCCAGCAATGTAAGTTTTGTTTGACTTGGCCCACATACCTCTAACCATTTTCCATTGCAATGGAGATAGATCTTGTGCCTCGTCGATAAACAAGACATCAAAGTTTGGGCTGATATCTTGTGAAACAAAGTTGTCCAGCATATCGTCATAATCTATCATACCTTTCTCTTTTTTAAAACGATTAAGTTCTTGATTTAATAGGAATAAAGTGTCTCGTTCAATATCTAAATTGTGTAAGTTATCATCATAGACATCCATTAAATCTCGTTCCGTTACTCTTGCTTTATTTATTAATCTTAAATATTCATTGTCAGAATTAAATACACCATCACTTTCGGAATGAAATGACATTTTAATTGGTATGCCAACTTTCAAACCAAACTCTCGATAGTCTTCTTTTTTCATTACACGTTCTTTGTTAAGACCTAACATTCTAAACGCTAAAGAATGTAGCGTTCTAAAATAAATTAAATCTTGCTTCTCATCTAAATCAAATTTCTCTGCTGCACGACTAGCTGCTTCGTGTGCAGCCTTGCGTGTAAAAGAAAAATAACCAATACGTTTTGCATCAACACCGGACTTCATAAAATCATCAACTAAATTTAATAGTGTAGTAGTTTTACCGGTACCTGGTGGACCTAAGATAATTGTTTTCATTAAAACGGTGACTCCTGATAAGTTACACGACTAACTTCTGCACCACCATCTTTCAATGCTTTTATTTTAACAAGGTGAGGTGTCTGACTTTTTAGTTTCATTCTAACCTCATCTACATAAATATCTTTTAGTTGTCTAATCAAGTTACCTGTCTTTTGTAAATCTATGTCCCAATTGTTACGCTTAGCAAAAGCATAAAAATCTCTCATTCTAAAATAAGTAAAGCCTTCATCAGTCCAAGCTATTTTGTTTAAGATATCTTCTTTAGTTCTGGCTTTAGATCTATGTACAGTAAAATCATATAATAAATTTTCTATTTGTACTTGTGGACTCAAAGATTCTAATGCCTCAATCTCAACTAAACCTGCCATTAAAGGTTTTAAATAAACTTCACGCCAGTCTTTGGCTTTTGGTATAGGTGTAATAACTTTTGCTTGCTTCATACAAACGATAGAAAATAAATTTGGATTATGTAATTCTTCAGCAGTAAACACAACTCTCTTCCCAGCAACATTTAAAAACCATTGCGGTGGATCAGAGTTTATAACTGTCAACGTATCTAGTTCTGGCATCTGTTCTTCTTCAAAGCCTACACCAAACTTTTTAGTTCTACACTTTGCAGCATTACAGACACCGCAGATAGGTTGGTCTTTACATCTATATTTATCGTAACCACGCTTACCTATTGATCCTAATAATTGTTTTACTTCTTGAAAACCTAATGGTGGGTCCATATGTGTCTGATTATCTTCCATAACTTTATCTTCCCAGTTATCGGGATCAGCTTGTTTCCTGTAAACAGCAATATTAAATAAACCATTATTTCTAGAGCCATCACCAAAACCATCTGCTGCTAGTTTATTTAGACACGGCGGTCCATCTTTAAAAGCCTCTTCAACTTTAACAATCTTGTCTTTTTGAATAATAATTTCTTGTACTTGTTTTTCAGTTAAAGCAACTTGTTCATAGTATGTATAAAAATCATCTAGTTTAATAGCTACACCTTCTGCATCCATAGCATAACGTAAACCACGCGTACCATTGTGATAGGGTAGATTTAAAAAGTTACCAGTGTCACCACGTTCTACTAGAATCTCAGTTTGTTTTGGAAATATTTCGCTACCACCAAACCCCAATGCTTCTGACATAGCTTTTAATTTTGCCTGCATTAAAACAGCAGGAATAAAATCTTTTGTAAATAAAAATAAATGTGCACCACCAGACTTTGATCTAAAAGTTACCAACGGAAAGTTCTGTAGTTTAATTGAATCGATTATTTTTTTATGATCTAATCCTGAATATTCATCAACATCAATACAGCCCCACTTACATAAATTACTTTCATTAATAGGTATGACACCCAATGCTGGATCCTTACCATCTAAATGATCTTGCCATAGCTTGTCGGGGATAGGTTCTTTTTTAATAAATGCTTTACCAACTGCTTTACCTTTGTCAGTAGTTTCACCAGTTAATATTAGTTGACCATAGGCACTCTTATTGCCTTCAAAAATATTCTTAAATTTGTCCATATAGTTTATAATATTCTTTCTGATACTTTCTATTTTTCTCTCTATTCTTTTCTCGGTATGCTTGTTGATAACCGGATTCTTTTAACTTTCTTTTTTTATAGGCGATTCCCTCGGGACTGTCCATAAATAATTTTTTTTCTTCTTTTAATTTTTTAACAACAGACCGTAAACTATCCATAGTTTTCTTGCGATAGTATCGCATCTGATATAAAGATTCTCTGCTTCTTTTCATAGGAAAATTCCGTAGACCTAACCTCGGGGGAAGTTAGGTCTACAACATAGATTAAAATGGTACCGAGTCGTGTGGTTTGTATTAAGTTTTGTGTTGCATATTGGTATTT